ATCGACCGTCATCACTGCCCTTGCCTTTCGTGTTCGCAGTAGCAATCACATTGAAACCAGCAGCAGGATGGACAACCTCACCAGTCTTCTTGTCGAAGTATGGCTTGCCTTCGAGAATCGGCTGAAGGCAGAGGATGTCCTCGGTGCCAAGGTCGCACTCGTCAAGAAGAAGCACAGCACCACGACGCATCGCAGTCAGCACAGGTCCCTCGCGGCGAACGGTGCTACCGTCAATCAGTTCATAGGAACCGATGAGGTCGGACTCATCGGTGCGCTTGGTGATATTCACGCGAACCAACTCACGCTTGAGCGCAGAACACACCTGCTCAATCATCATGGTCTTGCCGTTACCAGAAAGACCAGTGATGTAGATAGGGTAGAAGATGCGAGACTTGATGATGTTCTTGAGATCGTTGTAGAATCCGAACGGAACATAGGTGCCATTCTTTTCTGGCACAAACGACTCAGTCACATTCTGCGCACGACGCGACGCAAGATTTACAACCTGCGCAACGGGAGCCATGGCAACAGCCGAGACAGACTGCTGCTGAGGAGCAGTGGGCGTCACGCTGCCAACATGCTTCGGTGCGATGTTGAAGGTATTGCGAGCAACCTTGCGCTCACGAAGAATGAAGTATGGGAAATTTTCCACACCGTTCTTCGGGTCACTGCAGAAGGTATTGAGTTCCTTCAAGGAGATGCTCTCCTTGTCGAAATGCGCATGAATTTTCTCAAGAAATTCCGTCTGCGCGGCAAGAGTACCATAGAACGACTTTCTCACATCAGACTCCATAACAAATATAATTTACCATACAACCATTATCGCTCGAATAGGCTCGAAAGTAAAGATCTATTTTCGTTAATAGAATCAATGACTTACGCAACCCACTTCAAACTCGCCGAAATTTCCTCGGCGAACTGAGTCACAAGAGCACGGCTGGTCTTCTTGCTGTTTACAGAACGAGAAAACTCATTCGCCATCTTGTTCTTGCTCATACTGCCGTCAATCGACATCTCATCTTCTTGAATACTACTAGCCGCTGACTGGATATAAAAGTATTTGTCATACCCAAGATTTGGGATCGCGACACACTTCTCCTCACGAAACTGCTTCTTGAAATTTTTGCTCTGTAGAAGATCAATCTTTTGCACATACTCAAGATCTTTGCAAACTCGGCTCACATCATTCTTGGATGCAAGGAAGAAGCCAAGATGCTTACAACCAGTCACATCGCGAACCAACTGAGTCAACGCAGCCTGGATATTACCCTCGCTGCGAATCTTCTTCTTGGTCTTCTTGTCGACAAGATAATAAACACCGTTGCGTCTCCACGGCATCTGTATACCTTCACCACCCTCGCCGTCGGTCAGATAGATAACATTGACAATATCCAACTTGTGCTTGGCGCGGAAATTGTTAATCATGTCGCGTGAAGCCAGCAAAGTCTGCTGGAACGGAGTTCCGTTCAGACCAAAGCCAGATTCATCCCAATACGCATCAAATCTGCCATGGTCTTTGTCATTGTGATCCAAACCCCTGCCGCGATGATACTCATTCGCAACAATACAAAGATTGGTAAACGAGCGGCGATAATCGGTGGGCGACAAAGTCGAACCCAGCAGATGCTTGAGGTGGAAACTGCTATTTCTCATATGCCCAGAAGATCCCTCATTCTCAGTCGAATTGATGAACTTCTTTGAAGCAAAAATATTCGAATCACTCGAGTTATAATGGTCATCGCTGAAGCCATACACATCGAACGGAATCTTCGCAAGACGGCAAAATGAAGCAAGCACAAGGCACTGTTCAATCGTGTTGCGCAGAATATAATCCATTGAGCCAGACATGTCAACATACATGACCATGCCGTGACTCTTGCCCTTCGGCACAACAGAGATTTTCTTGAACAGGTCATTGGTAAACTTGTAGTTGTGCAGCATACGCATGTTCAACTCACCAGTCTTGGCAGTCTGAACACGAGCATAATCCGCAGCCTTCTTGCGCATCTCGAATTCCTTCAAGATATGCATGATAAACTTTTTGTTGTTTGTGTTAAACTTGCGCACACACTTGGCAGCAACAGTCTCAAAGGAGATAAAATGCTTACCGTAATCATTAATCGCAACCTGCTTGCGAATGAATGACTCGAGGTCGTCCATCACAAACTTGTTCTGAAGGATAATATTCTCAAGAACGGCTTCGGGCAATTCAATCATGAAGACTTCGCCAGTCTGGTTGACCAATTCATCTTCGCGTCGGCGAAAATTGCGGTCAGTCACAGACTCGGGGTCGTCATCAGTTGACTCATCGAGATCTTCTTGCTCGCTGCTGGCACTCTGAACGCCATCATTTGGCTCAGAGTCTTCCTCGTAGTCGCTGTCGTCAGCCGAATCTTCTTCTGGTGTGCCATCTTCATCAGAATCAGCAGAGTCATCATCGGAATCATCAGCCGAGTCGTCGGACTCGTCGGTGAAGTCTTGGAATTCAGATTGGTTTTCTTCGAACTGCTGCTGCAGTTCTTCTTGAAGATCTTGCATGTTATTGATCTGCGACTTTTGCTCTTCTTTCTGCTGCTTGCAGTAAGCATACACGCGACGAGCAACATCAACAACCTGATCCCAAGTCTCAGCATTGTCGATGTCGACAAGGAACACACGCTCATCATCGTTGAACGCAACAGGAATATGTGCGCCCATCTTGTAGCGAATATTGATGCGGTCGATGAGATTTAGTTTGTTGGCGTCGATATTTTTGATGCCGAAGAAGTCGCGGTCGTACAGCGACTTGTACGCTGTGGCGAACGACTTCGCAAGACCAGGGAACTTGCGCTTGACCTGTCGTTCAATGCGCGCATCCTCGATGACATTCAAGAAATCCTTGAACTTGCCGAGTGGCTTGCCGTTTTCATCATGAATCGCAGAGTGCCAACCAGCCTCTGGCGTATTCAACGCATGACCAACCTCGTGACCCATGAGCAAGTCATACAGGTCGCCGTCCATATCCTTCCAGACAGGGCAAATGAGAGTGCGAGTCTTCAGATTGAACATCGCGGTCTTGATATTCTGGTGCGAGACAGTGATGTTCTCGGCGGCGAGAAGTTTCGCTAGAATACTCTTGGAGGACTGTAGATTAGAATTCATACAACCATTATCCTATACAATGGTTGTTTTGTAAAGCGGAAAAAACTCTAATAGAATCAATAACTTACGCAGTCTTTACTCTTGCCATCTTTTTCAGGTTCGATTTAGCCTTTTTCTTGGCTATGTCAAGTTTGATTGGACTGATATGATTGGTGTACACAATTCCGTCTAGGTGATCAATTTCATGCTGAACGCAAACGGCTGTCAATCCATCAAATTCATGCTCTACGAATTGTCCACCGACTGCTTGGAACTTAACCTTGATGTGGTCTAAACGATTACACTTGATGTACAATCCTGGATAAGATAAGCAGCCTTCTTGGAAATCTGCAATCTTACCAGAAGATTCAATAATCTGTGGGTTGAACATCACCCATGCCTTTTCGCCCATGTTGATAACACAGACTCTGTCTTTTAATCCAACTTGATTGGCAGACAAACCTAATCCACCATAATGACCCATGGTTTCAACTAAAGAGTATGCAATATATTCTGCATCATTTCTATTTTCAAAATCATAAGGAACAGTTGGTGTTCTGAGAATTGGGTCATAGAAGTCTACTAACTTCAGGATTTCATACTCAATCAGCATTCCATCTCTATACTTTACAATCTTCGTCATAATTACACCATCTGTGAGAAGTTTTTGACTTTCCCGAATTTAATTGTATGCTTAAACTTGTCAGCAAGAACATCACCCTTGTGTGAGATAACAAAGATATTTGTGCCATCATTAAACATATTTATCAACTTGAGGAATTCTTCCGTACCGTTAGTATCTAGTGAACCATCAAAGACTTCATCGAAGATGAGAAGATTAGTATTGGCGCTGTTCTTCATCTTAGCAACTGCTCGCCAAGTAAATAACAAAGCAAGGTCAATGCGCTTCTTCTCACCTTCGCTGAAGTTCTCGTAACTAAAGTCATCGCGATGTCTGGACTTGATAGACTCTTTAAACTCTTCATCTAGGTTGAAGTTTACAAAGAAGTCCATCGAAGCCAGATACTTGTTTACTAATTTGTTGATGATAGGAATATACTGTTTGATAATCTTAGACTTAATTCCACCATCTTTTAACAACTGTGAGATAATGTCATAGTTTGTAATTGCTTCTGATGCTGCCTTTCGTTTATCGTTCTGTGTTTGCAGTTCGTTTAATAGCGTCTTGCTTTGCGCCTTAAACTCATTGCTCATCGCTGGCTTATTTTCTATCTCGTCAATTTCCGATTCAAGTTTCTTAATGTAGTTTCTAATCTGCTTACTAGAAGTATTAATGCGCACAAGATCTTGTTCAAGAGACTTGAGTTCTTTTTGAGTTGCTTTGATGGTATTGATTCGCTGTAGAACGGCATTACTTTCATCCTTTAGTTTCTTTAATCCGTCACCCAGTTCAGTAATCTTGGAATTACAACTGTGCACCTTTTCTTCTTTGTTATTGATTGCCTGATCGCAGGTCGGGCAGGTTGAATTTACAGAATAGAACTCAATGTCCTTTTCCAGTTTCTGGATATTGCCTTCAATCTTTGCTTCGAATTGATTGAGTTTTGTAAACTTTTTGTTACTAGCATCTTCGTCAGATATCTGTAGTAACAATGCATCAATCTGAGAATCTTTGGCTGTTGATTCAGTCGCTAGTGTTTCTAGTGCAGTATTGTTTTCTGTGACTTCTTTTTTCTTTGCATCTACAATATCTTTAGTATTTCTTTTGAGTTCGTCTAGATGCTTCTTGTGTAATTCAATCTTTCCCTTGGTAGCGTCGATTTGAATCTTTAACTGTGCTGCTTCGCTCTTGTATGAGTTCAACTTATTCTTGACTACAACATTCATCGCAGAGAAGATCTGAATATCCAGTAGATCCTCGATAACAGAACGGCGATCTGCCGCTGATAACTGCATGAATGGAGTAAAGTTTGTTGAACCGAGAATAACAATCTGCGTGAACGACTTATAGTTCATCTTCAGAATCAGTTTCTCGAGTTGGTCCTGATAATCTTTTGCTTTGGCGTCTTGGTTCAGTAGAACACCATCACAATATATTTCAAATTGATTTGGTTTGATACCGCGAACAATTTTGTATTGCTTCGATGCAATGCTAAACTCAACCTCTACAACGCAGTCTTTATCGTTGATAGAGTTGACCAACTGAGGCTTGTTGATGTTTCTAAATGGCTTACCGAATAAGCCAAATGTGATGGCGTCCAGGAATGTTGATTTCCCAGCGCCATTTTCACCGATAATCAGTGTTGTTGGATTAGTATTAAGACTAATCTCGGTGAAGTAATTGCCAGTCGATAGGAAATTCTTGTACCGAACTTTTGAAAATTGGATCATGTGTTTTCTATAGCAATTGCTTCATTGTAGACATCACGAAGGATTGCTTTAATCTTATCTGATTCTACTGGTAAAGTCAAGTTATCGACATACGAATTTAAAATTGAGATTGTATCTTGCGCCTCATCAATTTTTATATCATCTGGCGCTAGAATAACATCACTGAAATCTTCAACCACAGAAACATCCATGGGATTTACTTTCGCTAAACAGTCGACCAATGTGTCAAAGACAAAAGAGTTTGTTCTCTTTTCGATTACAATCTTTACCTGCTTACCTGTGTATTCTGAGTAATCTGCATCAGCAATATCATTGTACGACACATTTTCGTCATTGTACTTAATCTTGTAAAACATCTTGTGCGGATTAGGAATAAACTCTAGTTCCCGAGTATCCGTGTCGAAGATATGGAATCCACGCTCGTCGTTATAATCTGCCCATGTCATCTCGCCAGGAGTGCCGACATAGGTGATATTGCCTTGCGAACTTTTGTGATGGAAGTGACCCGAAAGCACAATATCATAACGACGAAGAATATCAGGATCCATACCTTCGTGGCATATATTGCCTCGATCCATCTCAAACCCAGCAATCTCGAAGTGACCGAAGCAAATAGAGTTATTGCTTTCGTAGATAAACTCGTTAATGTCTTGTTCGTTTTCTTTACAAATCCAAGGAATGATGTCAATTCCCTGCCAAGACGCAGGTTCATTATAAATCTTGATGTTAGTGTAATCCTGAAGAAGCAACTCTGGTGAATTAACTTCTAAAGTATTGCGATAGGTGATATCATGATTGCCAAGAAGCACATGCAATTCAATATTGTTCTTTGCTAACTCATCAAAAAAGTAACTGCGGCAAAGAGCAAGAGATTGAAAAGAAATATACTTCCGACGATCAAATAAGTCACCCATTTGAAACACGGTGGTAATTCCATTTTGCACCAAATAGGGAACGAAAATTTCTTTATAGAACTTGCTATATAGGTTATGAAACGCGATAGAATCGCCTCTCATGCCGTGGTGAGTGTCACCGAGTATTGCTATCTTCATCTACAAACTTCTCCAGTCCAGCCTTCTTTTCTTTCTTTGCCTTTTTGGCATTTTCATAGTTTTCAATGAACGATGAAATGTTTTCGTATAGTTCAAACTGCCTAAAAGTGCCATCCTCGTTCTCGTTGAGTTCGTACTCGTCGAGGATACCAGCAGTCTCAGTAGACTTGTACTTAACATATAATTGCTTCTTCTCTTTCTGAATTCGCCTTAAGAATGCATAATAAGTTATTTGCGTGAAATAAGCAAACGGGTTACTGGATTTTGCTGGGTCAAAATTGTCAACATACATTACGCAGTTTTCAATTGCATCAGCGACCATCTCGTCCCTAAAAGTATACGAAAGAAAATTTGGTTTATGTGAAAGATTTTCTGCAATCATCATAAAGCATTTGGCAACATAAGTTGGGATCTGCGGCTTCCGTGACCCAAGTTGCTTTGCTTCGTCGATAGCCTGACGATACTTAATCATCTCGGCAAGAAAGTCTTTGTTATTGATGTAATGATTTTTTGCCATGATTAGTGTACTGATTTATCTTTTTTATTTGCCATTGCTTCAAGGATAGAAACTACCTTTTTCAATTTGTCTTGCGTAGATTCACTTCCCTCTTCATTGGTTGTTGCGACAGAAGTTTTGCTTTTAAGTTTTTCAAAATAGAAAAACTCTGAAGCGGATTCATACTGCTTGAAAAATTCTTCTCTGACTGGCACAATTAATGAAATATCATTCAACAAAATCTCCATCTCTTGGAGATCGACTATTGACTGCGGAATATATTCTTGAAGAGTAAGAATTTGTCTGCTATCTTCCATATCCATATAAGTCTCAATGTCGACGCGCAATGGTCGTTCGATGACAATATGTTCGTCATAGCGAGTCACATATCCAATAAGATCTTCTGGAAAATGTCGAAGCCTTACGAATTTTAGTTGCTTTTCTTCCATTAACTTATCCTTACACTTGTTGTGGTAAATATAAACTTTTCTTCACTATAGATCTTCACGCGCTCTTCATAATGTTTTAATGTGAAATTTGTATACGGACCATATCGAAGATCGTCAGCAATATCATAGAGAGTTGCTGCAGTTTTATTATCCCCTAAACGAAGACCACGACCAATAGACTGCAACGAACGAATCTTACTTTTAGTTGGTGAGGCGAATATGATATTATGCAGATTACGAATATTCACACCAGTCGAAAAAGTCCCGTAACTGGCTACGATGATTGCATCATTTTCTTTTTCTGTAATATGCCTAACTGCCTCGCGGTCTTCAGCCTCTACACCGCCGTGAATGAAAAATATCTTGCGACCTTTTGCCTTTTCAGTTAACAGGTCATAAAGTATTTTACCGTGTTTCTCCACATAAGTAAATAAAATCAGACTATTGCCATTTAAATTGATAGCCAAATCGCGAATGAAGTTATTGCGACCTTCGTGGCTGACAATAAAGTTCATCTCGTCGGGATACGCGAATCCCTTTACAGCCTTACAGACTTCTTCTGGATATTTGAGTATCAGACATTTAATCTTGAAGTCAGCCAATTGCTTGCGGTCAATGAGTTCTTTTGTAGAGATGACTTTGAATACAGGACCGAACAATCCTTCAAGGACTAACTTGTTGACCTTGCTATCGTCGAGTGTTCCTGTTGTACCAACGCGCACATCACAGTTGATAAGTTTTGTCATGATGCTTGTGAGCGACTTGGCTTTAAAGGTGTGAGCCTCGTCGCCGATGATAAAATCAAACTGCGCGAAATACTTCTTTGGCATGTCGTAAATGCTTTGCCAAGTAGAGATAATCAAGTCAGTGTCAGGAATCTTGCTCTCGCCACCATAAATCTTTTGGCAATACTTTTCTACATCCCATCCGTTGTTGGTTGAGTAACTCTTGAAGTCACTATGCATCTGAGTGACAAGATTAATCGTTGGGACAATAAGTAATCCGCGTTTCTTGCCTGTGTTAAGCAAGTGGCGAATCATCATATAGATGATTAGCGATTTCCCCGACGCCGTGGGTGAAACGAGTACAGTTCTTTTTCGTGTAAGTCCAACGCTAGATGCCAATAACTGATAATCTCTTGCCTCAAGTGGAAGGGAGAGAGCATTTGCAAGATTCTTCGTATCGACTGGGTAAACTTCCTTGTCTTCATCTAAGACCTCGAATGTGTAATCATTATCCTTACAAAACTTTTTTACATAGCCAATAAGTCCAACATATATCTGTTTAGTTTTAAGATTCAGTAATCGAATCTTTCCATCCCAGTGCTTACTTTTGAAGGCGGGGCTAAACTGATATCCTGGAGTTGAAAAGGTGAAGAAGTCTGACATCTCTTGAAGAATGCCATCATCAGCATCTATTTGCGCATAGATGTTATTTATCTTTTCAATCTTGACATCACACATCAACGAGCACCCTGAATAAACTTTTCCCAGTCCATAAACGCACGGAGTTGATATGTTCTTGCGTTAAGTTCCTTCATGACATTTTCACAGTACTTGGCTGTTTCTTCATGGTAAGATTTCTTGCGCTTGAGTTTATTCAGGTCATCATCGCCGTCGATATACACGCTGATGTCTGACTTTAGAACAAATCTAAACGGTTCCCATCCCAACTTTTGCAGTTCGTCTTGGTCCAATTTGCCAGTATAGTATTCCCATTTGAGTTTCTTGACCTTGTCATACTCAAAGGCACACTTCCTTGCCGATAGAGTATGCAATGACAAGTATTTGTTATACTTGTTGTGTAGAAGGGGAATACGGAGGATCTCTTTGCCTGGCTCAGTGGAATCGACATTGCTGTCCTTTTCCCATTGCCGCATTATTTCATCTAGTGGTGGTGTTTCCATATATCAAGAATATAGTTACAAGGACTTTCATTATACTATATCTGGTGTTACAAAGCAAATGTACAATAGTTTGACTAGTGATTGGTTGCACTATATGATAGACTATGTCGACGATGAATGGAATATTCTAGATTCTTTCGTAGTTGAAATAAGAGAACCTAAAAGTTGCATCTGCTGTAACAATGTTCTCAGCGGAATCTCCAGAAGAGAATGAAAGCGAACCCACATTCGTTGGGAATACATCTACCAACTTTACTCTGAAGTTTGGATTGTTCTTGTTAGTATAGATTGATAATGTAGCATCAGTATACACTGGTGGACGAACAGCAGCACTACGAATATTTGCACCTGGATTTGTTCGAGCAAGGTTTACATACTCTTCAAATTCTGTAGGAAAGGTTGCACCGCGAATCCAATCATGGAGTTCTGTCCATGCTCGTAGATCTTCGTCGACTAGAAAGGTAATATTAAATGTGTCGTAGATTGCCTTTTCTCCTGGTAGATAGAGTTCTACGAATGGAGTTGGCATAGGAATTTCTGTGAGCGAAATGCCTGGAAGATTTGCACTATTGCAGAAGTATGTGACGCCAGGAAGTCTTGAAAATGTGACACGGAACTTCGTGCTTTGCAATAAATCTGGGTTGATAGGATTACGGTTGAGTACTGTCATTTAAAATCCTCGAACGATACAGATATTTAGTGCATAAAAAAGGGGGAGCAGAAATGCTCCCCCCAGTTCACTTTGCCTTATTAGTATTATTAATTGGCAATAATATTACTGAGCAACATTCAACACTGCGAACTTGCGGTAGTAGACATTTGTATTTGTCGTAATAGCGCCGTTTAGTGAAGCGTTGCCACCACCTGCGAATGGATTTGAGACCATGCCGTAGCGAGTCTTGAATCCAACCTTTGGCTGGTAGTTGTCTGGGTCGATAGCACGAACCATCTGTAGAGGAACATATGGGCAGTAGAACAAGCCAGCGTCATATGGTGACGATCCCTTGTATCCAACTACGACATAGTCTGTACCGACTACTGAGTATGGGTCAACATAGACCTTGATGCGTCCGAATAGGGTACCTGCGAAGGTGTTACCTGTATCGTCAACAGTTAGGTTTGTGTTGTTTGATAGTGCTGAGTTGTAGTCAAGAAGACCAGTCATTGCTAGAGCAGATGCAACATCGGTTGAAACGATGAGCATGTTACCCTTACCACGACGAGTATCCTTTGCAATCTTGTTGCTTGCGCGCTCGATTGCGAATAGGAGGCTCTTGTACTTCTCAACCTGCCAGCGACCTGATGTATCAGTGTTGCTTGATAGGTTGAATACTGCAGTTGCGGCACCTACGACACCAACATTGGCTGTAGCATAGACTGTACGAACAACTTCACGATTGATTTCAGCAAGGATTTCAGTTGAGAGGATGTTTGTTAGTTCCGTCTCAGCGTCAAGACCATGAATTGCCTTAAGGTCTTGTGCCAATTCCATCGTGTAAGAAGCCTGTAGACCACGAGTCTTAGCAGTGACAGATACGCGCTCGATTGTGAACGCCATATTTGCCATGTTCTTCGTTTCGAAGTTAGCTGTTGAATCGCCAGTACCTGTATTAGCAGTTGTCATTGAAGCGACATTCAATGATAGATCGCTACGAACATTGGCGATATCGCCGATTGTTCCTGCGAATACTGTGTTGGCTTCGTTGTAGAATGCTTCAGCGCCTGATGTTGGATTGTCATACTTGGTGCGCATTGCAAAGATAAGTCCTGTTGGACCTGTCATTGGCTGCACGCCGCAGATGTCATATGCCATTAGGTTTGGAAGTGCGCGACGAACTAATCCGATTAGGATTGGGTCGAAGCCCTGGATGTTGCCTGAAGATGGTGATGTTGGAGCAACATTGATTGGTGTTGCTTCGAACAAGCGGCTCATATTAGCTGCTTCTTCTTGTACGGCTCGCTCTTGGTTCTCTAGAACTAGTGCAGTAACAGCGCGCTTGTATGGGTCGCTGATCTTTGGGAGTTCTGGGTGATCAAGAACTGGAGCCCACTTCTTTGCATGTGTTTCATTTAGATACATGTTAGATTTCTCCGTTCAAGTTAAAAATGTCACTTTGGGAGTGACTTGGAAATTGCCTTAACATAATGTGACATAACGCCTGTTGCGACTACTTCTGGTGTTTCTTCGGAAACCGTCGTTTCCTGTACAGCCTTAACCTCACTTTTCACTTTATTGGCTGGGAAGTAGTTCTCGCGAATTACTGCGAGCTTATTATTAAACTCACCCTCTGTGGTGAACTCCACGCCCTCTGCGAGCGATTTCATTTTGCCGACTTGTACTTCGGTTAGACCTTCACAAATCTTGCGAATTGCTTCGTGCTTCTTTGCAGCATTTAGTTCTTCTGATAGATTTACAACTGCGGCTTCATAGGCGGCAACTGATTCTTCCATCTCAACAACCTTGGCAGCAAGTTCTTCAGCGACTTCTAGTTTCTCTTCTGGGATATCGATGTAGTGCTCTGTGAAGAGATTCTTTAGACCGTTAATGAAGTCTTGAGTCAACTCTGCACGGAGACCTGATTCGATTGCCACTGTGTTGTTTTCCATCCATTGCTCGACAACATAGTTGAGATACTCATCAACTTGTGTTGCTAGGTCTGTCTTGATTTCTTCAACAGCCTCTGCTAGGATTGCATCGTTATCAGCAACGACATCTTCAACGATCTTCTCGACGCGGGACTGAACGGCTGCTTCGAAAATGGTTGTAGCCTTTACACGGAAATCTTCTGAAAGGGATTCGCCGTTGAATAGAGCATTGACATCTTCTGCCATTGAGCCTTTATGCTTGGCAACCATGTCCATTCTCATCTTCTTCTTGGCTTCTGCAAGGGCTGCTTCATCCATTTCTTCCATGTCGTCTTCTTCTTCGTCGTCGTATTTCTCGCCCTTTGATTCGGCGACAGCCTCGACTTCTTCCATAGCCTGAGTCTTTGCAGACTTGGCGTCGCCCTTTGCGGCTGGCTTTGGTGCTTCACCAACGGAAGCAGCAGCCTTCTTGCCGACTTCGCCACCCGCTGGGTCTGTTTCTGTTGCGCCGCCGAGATCTTCTTCCTCGCCTGGCAATTTTTGCGCTGGTTCCTTACCTGCTGATGCAAGTGATGATTTTAGGATTTCAGCAGCAGATTCTGATAATGTCTTACTCATTTGTTTTAACTCCTGAAGAAGTAATATTATTTATAAAATTTAAAGTTTTGACACGAAGTTCGTAAAGATCTTCAGCGCAACTTCATCTAATTGCTTTTGACGAGCATTCTTAATATCTTCATAGTAACGATTAATGTCAATTTCCTTGACCTTACCGTTATCCCATACCCATTCCTTGCCTTCCATAATGCCCTGAACAAAAGCGCCTGGAGCGGACGGATCCGCTACGATATCTGCCGCTGTGGCTAGATAGTAATCGTCTTGCACCACATTGACACCATTCACTTCTTTAAGTGAACCCATGCCGCGTGATGATACACCAAGAGTTGCACCGCCTTCCATAAGGGACTTGGCGATTTTACCCATTGGTGTTTCAAGGATTTTTGCCTTACCGATCCACTGATTACCTTCCTGCTTGAGTGAGGTGATCAAGTGTGATACTCGGTCTAGGTTGATTGACGGAGAATCAGGATGACCTAACTCACCGAATGCACGGTTTTTCGTGACATATTCTTCGTTGTAGCGACCAACTTCTTTTGCGAGAGTATCAGTCTTATACATACGACCATTACGGTTCTTCATTTCTGCTACGAGAAATGGACCTTGAATGAAGAGAGACTTCACACCGTTCTTTTCTTCGGTGATGAGTTTTACTTCTTCAATTGTTTCTGTTCATCTATTTTAACCCCAATGACTGCCTACGACGCATTGATCTTTTTCTTTTTATTAATGCGCGAGCGGCTTTTGCTTTGCGCTTAATTTTTGCTTTTCGTTGTGAGATACGACGCTTTAATCTTTCAGCAGATGTCATGCGCGTAACCTTACCACCACGAATTGTATATCCTTTAACAGCCGAGAACTTTTTTCTTCTCTGCACTGTTACTTTACCCTTTACAGTTCTCACACGCGCACGAATAAGTTTAGTGCGCCCCATACGAACCACATTACGGTTCTTTTTTACCGCTTCAACAATAATATCTTTAATAGCGTTTAAGATGTTGCTCATTTGTTTATGCTAAGATTGACCTTGCTTAATGCAAAGTGTGCTGCTTTTGTGAATCCTTTTGGATTGGTGAGCATCTCTTGAAACTTCTTTTTATTCTCATCATTTAGCGCACCGTGAACCATATGAATGGCTTTTGCTGCGCCGTGACTAACCTTGAGTTTAGAACCATCCTCAAACTTCATGTGTTTTGCCGTAGCACTAGGTGATTCTTGTTGTGCATATGCAGCAACTTGTTCAAAACTTTCCATAATCCCTTCTGAAACACCAGTAAGTTCTTGCTCTGGACCATTTGAAGAATATGGCACAGTAAAAGACAATCCTAGTTTTTCGTTCTTATACAATGCAACTCTTTTACCGTCAGGGAAAATACGAATTCCCTGACGCTTTAGAATCAACATCATTGGAGGATCGTTGAATGTTGCCATGACGCGCCATTGCAATTTTAAGTGCAGGCAACTCACTGGCTTTCATCAAGCCACCGCGAACCAACTGAGCAATGCGCTGAGCGTTAGTTCTGTTCTGTTTCTGCAGGTTCTGCTGTTGTTGCATCGGATTCGATGTCTGTTGATCCATCTGTTCCGTCAACTTCAAGCGTAGCGTCTGTAGGTTCATCTGTTTCTTCTGTGCCTAATAGGTTAGATGCGATTTCTACTTTCTTAACTTCTAATGCGTCTGCGACTTTAGTTGCCATAGCAGCATTAAATGCTGTTTCTAGCGCGTTTTTGTCACCAGCGATTGCCAAATTTACTAATTCTACAGTATCCATAATATCTCCAATTATTTAGCCAATTGTGATTTAAACATCTGATTGATGTCGTTTGTTTGCGGAGCAGCAGCAGGTCCCATTGGTGCAGCAACTGGAGCAACTCCACCTGCAGCCTCTGGCATTACTGGCTCATCTTCTCTTTCTTGCTCAATCTGTCCGACAATCTCTTCGATCTCTTCTTCGTCGAGGTTCAACACCTTCTTGCGAATGTAATCCTTCGAGAAATAGACACCGACATAAGGATCGATTCTCTGCATAATATCTAATCTTGTTGTTAACAATTCTGCGTTCTTGAGTTCAGCAAAATTGTTGTCTTTAAGAAAATCGTAGTGAATCTTTTGTTTCAACTCTTTCCACTCATCGACTGAGCAAATGCCCTTGAGTGCTAGTTGACGCTCCATTAGTTCGTCGAACATCAATGTAAATTTTGAACGAAGTTTGTCAATAAACTTCATAAACTTCAGTTCATCGCGAGTGATCTCTGATGCACGACCAAGGCTAAAACCAGTTTGTGGTTCAAGTCTTGACACAGGAACATTCAATGACTTGTATAGTTTTTGTTCAAAGTAACGAACATCAGCCAGTTCGCCAAGATTCTCACCAGCAGGAAGAGTTGTAATCTCTGTAGACTTACCTTCACCGCGACGAGGAATCCAAAAGTCTTCCATCATTGACATAAACTTACGATCGTCTCTAACTTCACCAGTAGAACTATCGTAGACAACCTTGTTTCTAAACTTTGTCATGAAGTCCTTTAGATATTGGTCTGCCTTTGTCTTTGGTAGATTACCAACATCGATGTAGAATACACGACGCTCTGGTGCGCGAGAGATACGATAGATAACAATCGCGTCTTCGACCATGCGAAGTTGATTCAATGGTTTGATGGCTTTATGAAGGTATGACATAACCATACTTCTCTTTGGGTCCATCAACCCAGAGTTAACATTTACAACGGCATCAGCAGCAATTTTCACACCAGAATCTGATGGTGAAGAGACAAATGTTTGCCCCGTTTGCGTTGCCTTTTCGTTGTAGACATAAAATTCACGAGAGCCAGTTACAACTTCAACTCCCGTTCTTGGGTCTCTTTTCTTATCAAGAATTCGAACCTTTTTGACCTTACGAGGGTCAAGATACACTAATTCTCGAATGCCAATTTTTGGCTGCTTTTCGTCAATGAGAACTTGATAATACAATCTACCGTCGATATACCATTGACGGAAAATGTCATTGCCGTTGTTTGAGAAGTCCATTAGTCTTAGGACATTATCAAACTCTGTGCGAATCATGTCTTTGATGTTATCTGGCTGGTCTAGATCGTCAAGAATGATTGTAACGGATTTGCCTTTCTCATCGTGCACAATTGATTCATTCACGATGTCATCAATAGCAGACTCGAGTTCTGGCTGCATTGCCATCTCGCGATATCTTGTGATAAGATCGTTTTCTGTTTTGAATGAGGAATCAAGATCTAGATATGTACCAAAATAACCACCAGAGGTAATAGTCACTGCACCATCATCAGTAGTTGGTGCAGTGACTGCTGGTTGCAATACCTCTGTGGATTTATCTCGGCTTATCTCGAATCCGAATAGTCTAATCCCTGCCATAAATTAACTCCATGATAAAATAGTGACCAAAGTGATCAAACAACGCTTTCGGCTGCTGCTTCCCACCATTGATATGCAAAAGTCACTGAGTATTCTTCAATCGAATCATTGTTGCCCCAGTCGAGATCGATTGGTGCGAGGTCATTTGGGAACATGCCTACAAACTTATATTGCTTGATGATCTTACCTGTCTTGCCATAGTGCTTGACAAAGGCATCAGTTCCATAAGATGTTGGTGTAGCAGCAGAAGCTGAGCGAGTATTGAAGCGATGAGAATTGATCCCATTCATCCATCTTTCGAAGGCATTGCGAACAACGAAATCTTCGTCGTTCAATACTGTCACAGTCCAGTCAGCAAATGTACGATTGCCAGCAAACTTTACTTCGCGACCGAAGTATTGTACTGGCACTATACCAACTGTAGATCCTGGAATCTGTGCAGTTTTACAGACGAAACGCAGTTTTCTTGCTGCGTTTCCTGGCTGTGCAAAGGATGGAAAATTCATCTCAACTTCAAACAGATTGGCTCTTGCGCCGTCAAACTGCATTTGAGAACGAAATTCAGATACATTAAAAGCCATTGTATTCTCCTGACTTTATCCTATTCTATTTATTAGAAGCGTCCAACGATCTCGTCGAAGGCAACGCCGCTGCGAACAGCGACAAAGTTCAACTGGATGAAGTTTACGCTTCTTGCTGGTTTGACATAGATATCGCCAACAAACTCGTTACGGTCAATGACACCCGCTGTATTGTTTGTTTCGTCACAAACAACACGGAAGTCAAAGATACCACGACGACCCTGTACATCTCTCAAGAATGGTTCCACGAGGGCAACAAACTGTGCTCTTGTAAACTCATCGTTGAATTCGAAGAGGCTAGATCTTGCTGCTGAAGAGATTGCCTTTTCTAGTACAATGAACAAGCGGCGAACATTGATGCGGTCAAATGCGCTTGGGCGACCCTGTAGAGTCTTGTCTCCGAAGAGAACTGTACCCTCTCCAGGGAACGATACAACTGGATTTACACCAGACTTGTATAGCGTATCGCGCTCTGATTGCGTTGGATTTAATCCTAGTTTGACTAGATTACGAATCTGACCACGATTTAGACCAGCAGGTGAGAACCATGGGTCGCGTTGTAGGTCTGTACGAACGCAGAGACCAGCAATATCAGCATTGAGTGGAACCCAACGGTAAACATCACTGTACTTGTCGTACTGATACTTCCAACCCGAGTCCATTACACCGTATGAAGTGCTGGTTAGCGCGTTGCGATAGTTGACAACTGCAGAAGCAGAGGCTAGTGTACCAACAACATTCGCTAGGGCTGGCGATACGAAGGCAACGCAGTCCTTACGAGCAGAGGCAACTGTTAGATATTGATTTGCTACTGTAGCAGCATCAACTGCTGCGTTAGCACCAACACCGCAATCTCCAGCGAATAGCAAGGAGATGTCAACCTTCTCAGCATTGTTGAATAGGTTGATTGCTGTTACTAGATTTGCCTGAGTCACAGAACCATCAGCACCATTTGATAGTGATAGCGTTGAGACTGCTGGCTGGTGGAACTTGTCACCAGAAGCATTTACTGTTGCAACTGTCTGACCCCATGCATTTGTAGCATTTGAACCAGCAGCATGTCCTAGCCAGTGAATCCACTGTGAGTTACGGAATAGAACTTCCTTGTAATAGATTGAGGAACCGTCGTCTCCGCGAGCATCGCTTGCCTTGGATAGATTTGCCCATCTTTCTAGAACTGTATTTGCTGTTCCTGTTAGGAGACCATCTTCGTCAACCACGACAACATGGAGTTCGTCCTTGAGGTTGTTGTTTCCAGTTGTTGCAGCAGCATAGTTCGAAGTATTTGGTGCAGCATCAAAGAACGATGCATATGCCCAGCCAGAGAATGTTGAACCATCAGCGCAGACAGAAACACGAAGCGAATTACCAACCGCACCAGGATATCTTGCTGACCACTGTACGAGAGTGTTTGATGCAGAGTACTGGTTGTTGAAGTAATCTTCGTCATTAGCAATGGTGATAAAGTGGCTTGTGTTAGAAACAGCGTTGTTAGACGCGTTTGCACCAGCCGTTGGATTAAGCACACGAATGACGCGAAGGTCGTTACCGTAAGCAAGGAAGTTTGCAGCAGATAAGAACGATCCTGCTGTATTTGCATCTGGTTCAAAAAACTTCTGAACTAGATCTGATTCGCTTGAAACTTGGATGATTGTATTTGCTGGACCCCAGCGAAATACGCCAACCGTTGCGCCAGTTGATGTACCAACTGCTGGAACGGATGTTGTTAAATCAATTTCAGAAGTGTTCACTCCTGGAGAAACTAAAAATGCCATGGTTTTACTCCTGTTTGGGAGAATAGAAATTCTACGGTTTATTTAGTATTTTTGAGGTTCTAACGATCCACGACCTTCCAAACTGAACCGCCAGACACGAAATCGAAATCTGGATTATCAACATCTAGATGACCCGCCATAGGCAATGGAAGCGCATCTTCTTCAATCTGCTTCATTTGGTCTTCATATAATCGTTCTTTTAGGTTTGTATTGGTCAAATCTGCAAAAAAGGCTTGGTTGGTCATCCACGCGAATAACACCAAACACATTACCAAGTCGTCATGGCTACCCTCTTCTGCCTCAAAACTGGTGCCTTTAGCGATAAAGGTGGATAATTCTGCAATTGTGTCAAAGTCTTGAATGAGTAATTTTTGCTGTTCGATTAAACTTTTAACAATTGAACAACCCAGACGCTTGACAGATTTGGTCGTACGAACACCGCGATTAGACTTGTTGCCGTATCCCCAGGTCAGAGCGATCTTATTTTTAATTTCAACGGTCGATAGAATGTTCTCATATTCATAATCTTCGAAGAGGCTATCCACAACCTGTTGACCGTTGTCATTAATCTCGACCAATGCATATGCTTGATTGTAGTAATCGCCCATTTTCTTTATGATTGATGGATAGACCAATGGGCTGATATTATTATCTTTGTATGTGGCTACGAGTTTATATGGGATAGCGCAGTCAATCACCACACAGGCTGAGTAGTCTAGACCCTTGCCTCTTGATGTGTCAGCAATAATGACATAATTATGCCCCTGCTGTGGTTGCTCATAGATCTTAATGCCATTCTCAGAAAGGTGCATTGGTTTGACAAACGCAAGAGATTTCAGTGCCGCCGCTGATAGCAGTGTGCCAGCCGATCCCATAAACTCGCATTCCATTTCCTGAAGGAACTTTTCTTCACCAAGAACTCTGCGCTGTTCGTCTGCCCATTTCTGGTCGCGACCTGGAACCTGACGCCAGTTGGCTTCGATATGCTTGAATCCGTTTTGACCCTCAACAGCCTCCGTCCACATTCTATAATAGTGGTTCATGCCATTTGGTGTGGAAGAAATTAGAATCTTTGACTGTGTACCAGAGGAGATAGTTGGATACACGGAGGTGAAGAACTCTTCAGCAATATTGCTAGGAACGAATGCGAACTCGTCAAGATATAGCAGCGAGATAGAGTAACCACGAATCGCGCTAGAAGCAGTTGATGATGCAAGAACGCGGCAATTATTTTCTAACTCAATGTCGCCCTTGTTCCAAGTCTTAACACCTTGTTGCAGCCACAACGGCAATGACTCATATGCGATTTTAATGCGATTCAGGATTTCGCGAGCCGTGGGTGCTTTGTTCGCCAGAATTGCTACGAACTTGTCTTCATTGAACAGAATATACCACAGGATATATCCAACGACCATTGTGGTCTTACCAACCTGACGACCAGCCTTTACTATTACTCGGCGATTGTCATTGATATCTTGGACGGCTTGCTTTTGAAATGGATACAGAGAAATCTGCACGAAACCTTTATCAAGAGTAATAATCTTAACATAGTTCTCGATAAAGTATAGTGGATCTTTCGCGCACTTGACATACTCGCGGACCTGATCTTCCGTGAGCGACAACTGCATGTTGATTCGCTTTAAGTTGGGATTCCCCAAATAATTTTTAATTCTAGTCGGCAGATTCATTCTTTAATCGTTTGAGTAGATCTGCTGTGGAGCCAACAAACACAGCCTTGTCTATTGCGATATTAGTA